ACTGCATAATGCAGTTGATGGGTCATGGAAGAATCTACGGATTTCGTCTATCGAACTTACTCACTGGGCAAGAGATACCTAGGGTAGCCATCTGATTAATCAGACAGGTCCTACATATCTCACCCCCTTTGAGAACCAGAGGTCACGATCCTAGGGTAGCCATCTAGTTTAAGAGTAGAAATCTACTCCCATACTAGACAGGTCCTACAATCAGAACCCTCCGGTAAGTTCGATATACCTTAGACAACGATACCTTACAAGATCCCCCTTTCGGAGGTTGAAGGCACTTATCTTTGATAAGGAGAGCACCCGAACGCCCCAGTTCATGTCCTCACGCACATGACACAAGACCTAAGTCCCGCGTCTATGAGCGCGTTAACTCTAGATATTATATAATAATAAAGCTTATGTCTACAAACAAGACAACCAGAGAATTATTCTCGAAAACATTTATCAGAAGGTTTGGAAACCTGTTGACAAGTATCGTCGATCATAATAACTATGGTCACGATGTAGTAAACCTGATTCTTCGGGAGTATATAAAATTTATCGACCACCGTGTAAAACACGAGGGGAAGGTAAAGTCTATAGAACTCCTGAAAGAAATCCATACTATTGCGGTATTAACCGCAATGGAACGCCCTATTACACCGATTTCATTTCTTAAATCCGATAAACTGGGTATACCAAAGGTTATCAAGCCTTTAGTTCCCCTCCTTAGAGGAAATAATAATATGAAAAGGGTTGCACTGAGTATAACAAAGTTATACTTAGCTATATACCTAGAGCCCAGTCGAGATTTTAGTAATATTACTAAACCCTATACTGGGACATGAGAAAGAGGTGATTTCCAATCCTTCTTATCCAAATGGACAAGAAAGTTTGGGAATCCTGATCTCAGTTGAGATGGATTGTGACACGCAACCACTAAAACTGGACCGAATGGTCCAGGGTTAATAACTGCGCACCTAGATCTCATCTCTCTCCAGAACGATGAAGAAGTCTGGGGTAATCTACTGAGGTGGTTAGGACTAACGTCCCGACCACTGAAGAAGATAATCCTCAGTCTTAGTCAAAAGTGAAAAGGTATACCAACAAAGTCGAGTCCGAACCATAGCCGTTTGGGGTTAATCCCCGAAGGTGGTGGCAAGACGAGACAAGTTGGCATAGCAGATTACTTTACTCAAGAATCCATGAAATCTCTTTTTAGAGCTTCAATGAGATGATTGAGTTCGCTCGAAACAGATGGAACTTACAGTCAAGGGTTGGTTGTCGAGAAAACTCGATTAGCAATCAATGACGGTAAACCTATCTATTGTCTTGACCTTAAAACAGCCACAGATCGTTTTCCAGTATTTCTACAGGAGGACTTTCTGACGCCGATTATAGGAAAAGACAGAGCTGAGGGATGGTCCGAATTACTTTCCAAAAGAAAGTTTTCCGTTGGTAATGAATATATTAGGTATGGAGTAGGTCAACCAATGGGGATTTTATCCTCATGAAGTATCTTTGCTCTAACCCACCATGCGATCATCGAGTATGCTGCATACTCCCTTGGGATTAAATCCTTTAGGGATTATGTAGTTATCGGTGATGACGTGGCTATATTCAATACTAAGGTGACGAAGAGGTACATCAAGTTTATGGATTTAATTGGGGTAGAAATATCCCATTCTAAATCTTTTGCTTGAGTACCAGGTAATCCCTTTCCCCCAAGTGCAGAAATCGCAAAGCGATATCTCCTTAGAGGCGAAGAGAT